TGGGAGAAGATTCCAGCAAAGGCAAACCGACTCTGCAACTATTGTCCTTACTTTTTGCCTTATTCAAAAGACCTCTCGAAAGGATGCTTCGGTGAAACCGCGACTCGTAATTAGTCCGATGAAACATTGGGAAGCAAGAATTCTCAATTCTGTCGCTTGGCTTATCGGAATGCGCGGTGGCTCTGTTGGCTATTGCTGGATTGAAACAACTGAAGAAGCTGATGAAAACGACATTGAAGTAACGCTCAATGACATAGTAAAAAATAATGAAGAAGATGAAATGAACAAACAAACAGAAAAGGAGTCGGGGGAATGACCTTCGCATCACCAGGATCACAGAGCGAGTCAGTGAAAGTGGCAGACCTTGCCAATCACTTGCTCATCATCACACCTACTGAATACAAGACAGGGATTCAAACTGTCCACGGCATTGCCGAGGCAGTCGAAGTCAATGTCTATGACCTTGACACAAACACAGAATACAATTCTCTGCTTTGGTTCAATGTCGCCCTACGCAATTCGCTAAAGACAAAAATCGGAAGCAAGGTCTTGGCTCGCATAGGTCAAGGCACTGCCAAACCTGGCAAGAGCGCGCCTTGGATTCTGCTCGATGCCACAACAGATGCGCAAGCATTGACAAAGGCAAACGCTTATCTTTCAGCAGGGGCTAAGCCTGCGCCGGTGGCAACGCCTGCGGCAGCGCCTGTGCCTGATGCACTGCAAGGGTTATCACCTGAAGTCGCAGCTCTACTTGCACAACTAGGAGCAAAGCCTTAAACATTTTGAATCAGGCGGTTTCCTTCCGTCATCGCCTGATGTCATAGGTTGTCGGTGCTACCTTTCCACCGACAACCACCGCAGGGCTTGGAGCGATGAGATACGGGGTCATTCATCGGCAGGTTCGATTCCTGCCACTGCACTCGATAACTAAGTCAGGGGAGAAATGTCATACCAAATACATCACGGCGATAATCGTGAAGTGCTAAAGAACTTGGCTGATAACAGCATTGATTCTGTCGTCACTGACCCGCCCTATGAGCTTGGCTTTATGGGTAAGAGTTGGGATGCCACAGGTGTTGCCTACTCTGTTGAGTTATGGCAAGAAGTGATGCGGGTGCTAAAGCCTGGCGGTCACTTGCTCGCCTTCTCAGGCTCTCGCACTTATCACCGAATGGCAGTTGCCATTGAGGATGCAGGCTTTGAAATCCGCGATCAGATTATGTGGATTTATGGTTCAGGTTTTCCTAAGTCGCACGATGTCAGCAAGGGCATTGATAAAGGCACTGGTGAAAATCGTCATCGTCAACTTAAGTTTGTTACTTGGATGCGTTCCACTGGATTAACAGTGGCAAGAGCGAATCAAGTGTTGCGTGAGTGTGGTCTTATCAGCGAAAGCGGAACAATAGCAGGACATTATTTTGAGTTTACACAACCCGCAATTGCTACCGCTAACCTTTTTGATGCCTTGCGGCCATTGCTTCCGGAAGTTCCTGAAGAAATTGAACGCTTAGTCGCTGAGCGAACTGGTATCGAGTGGACTGCATACAAAAACCGACCTGTGCTTGGCAAAGGTGCTTCAACATTGATAAACGCAACAGGAACTTATGCAATAACAAATGGCGAAGCTGGCGAGGAATGGAAGCCGAAAGAATATGACATCACCGCCCCTGCCACCGCCGAGGCGAAGCAGTGGCAAGGCTGGGGAACGGCGCTAAAGCCAGCGCACGAACCCATCGTTGTCGCCCGCAAGCCTCTCATCGGCACTGTCGCCGCCAATGTGCTGACCTATGGCACGGGCGGGTTGAACATTGATGCGAGTCGGGTGGGGAATGAAATAGTTTCAACTCATCACGCGCCCAAAGGAACTTTTGCAGGTGGTGAACCTAATCGCGGTAGCGACACATCTACTTATCAAAATCACACAGGCCGTTGGCCCGCCAATGTCATTCACGATGGCAGTGACGAGGTTGTTGAGTTGTTTCCTGACTCAAAGGGTGGGGCTTTCCCTGCCAAACGCGGTCAAGCAATAAACACTTCTTTTGCTTCGGGCCAAGAAACCGAAGGCGGATTTAGAGCAATGGGCGACAGTGGCAGCGCCGCTCGCTTCTTCTACTGCGCCAAGGCAAGCAAGCGCGACAGGAATGAGGGGTTGGATGGGTTGCCGAGTCAAAGAAGGGCGGGATTACAAGGTGCTGATAATGATAAAGATAATCTTGACCCCGTTAGCGAAAGATGGAGAACGCAACCTTCAGCAAATCATCACCCAACAGTTAAACCAACCGAGCTAATGCGCTATCTCTGTCGCCTAGTGACACCGCCTGGCGGCATCGTTCTTGATCCGTTTATGGGTAGCGGTAGCACTGGCAAGGCTGCGATGTATGAAGGTTTTGAGTTTGTTGGAATTGAATTGACCGATGAATACCTGCCAATTGCTAAAGCTCGCATTGAGTTTGCAATCGAAGAGATGAAAGGTCGGTTGTTATGAAAACAGCAGTTTCACTCTTTGCCGGTGTTGGTGGGTTTGACTTAGCTTTAGAACGAGCAGGAGTCAAGGTTGTTGCATCGGTGGAATGGGATAAGAACGCGCAAAAAGTATTGCAAAGGAGATTTCCGAACTCCACAATTTTCGGCGATATTCAGGGGGTTACAGGTGAACAATTACGAGCAGCAGGATTTAATCCAACCAATGGAATTATCACAGGTGGATTTCCTTGCCAAGACCTTTCCGTTGCTGGAAAGCGAGCAGGGTTGGCGGGATTGCGTAGTGGACTTTTCTGGGAAATCTGCCGACTCCTTGACGAAACAAGAACGGAAACATTTATCCTCGAAAATGTGCCTGGTTTACTTTCCTCAAATAACGGAAGAGATATGGCCTGTGTCGTTGAAGCGTTGGTCGAGCGCGGGTATCGCATCGCTTGGCGGGTGCTTGATGCTCAATACTTCGGAGTTCCCCAAAGACGGCGTAGAGTCTTCATTGTCGGATGTCTTGGAAACTCAGGGGGATCACCTGAAGAAATACTCGCTATCGCAGAGGGCCGCGCAGGGTATCTTGCGAAGGGCAACGCGCCGAGGAAAGGTTCTGCCGGTGCAACTGCAAGAAGCTCTCGAATCAGTAGTGGCGAAATAGTTGGCGCACTTCAATTTAGTGATTACAAATTCCCACAACAACAACAAGCTCACGAAAACAAGATAGTGATTCAATGAAAGCCATTTTACTTCGAGAACGAGAAGGAAAAGCAGGAGGGGGAAAGGGATTTCTATTAAGTGACATTAGTTTTACATTGTCCTCATCGAATTTCCACATATTATTTATGACAGAAAAACAAGTTGTGCGCCGCTTGACACCGACAGAGTGTGAACGCCTGCAAGGATTCCCCGATGGATGGACAGATGGCCAAGCCGACTCGCACCGCTATAAACAGATGGGCAACGCGGTGGCGGTGCCTGTTGTCGAGTGGATCATAAACAGAATTATCAAGTAAGAATTAGACGGGGGCAAAATGAAAACAGACATACTCTTAACAGCCTTAGAGTTTGCTAACCAAAGCATTTCAGTTGTGCCGGTGGCAACTGATGGCTCAAAGCGCCCTGGAATTGCCTCTTGGAAGCAATATCAAGAAACTAGGCCGACAACGACAGAGTTGATGACTTGGTTTGCAGATGCCCAAGGCGTTGGTGTTATCTGTGGCAAAGTTTCAGGCAACTTAGAGATGTTAGAACTTGAAGGCAGAGCTGTCGCCGACAAGATGCACCTTGATTTGAAAGAGATGGCAGGCAACGCTGGACTTGGCGAAGTATGGGATCGCATCAACAATGGTTATGTTGAGATGACTCCATCGGGTGGAATCCATTGGCTCTATCGCATTGACGGGGAAGTTCCTGGCAACACCAAGCTCGCAAGAAAGCCAGGAGAGAATGACCGAATCGATGTCCTAGCCGAAACAAGAGGCGAGGGAGGCTTTGTCATTGTCGCACCGACAAATGGCACCTGCCATCCGTCAGGCGGAGCGTGGACAATGTTGGTCGGCTCGGCCAAGAGTATCCCGACCCTGACAGTCGCCGAGCGCCAAGGACTACATCAACTCTTTGCCACATTTGACTGCGTTCCAAAGGTTGAGTTCGTGACAGAAGAACTTGCGCCAAAAGGTGTCAATTTAACACCAGGAGATGATTACAACGCCAAAGTCACTTGGGAGCAGGTCTTAGAGCCTTTGGGTTGGAAGAAGGTTTATACCAACAAGGCAGGTGTGACGAGTTGGAGGCGACCTGGCAAGTCTGAAGGTATCAGCGCCACAACAAATCACGCAGGCAATGACAAGTTCTTCTGCTTTAGCAGTTCGACACAGTTTGAACCTGAACGCTCTTATTCAAAGTTCGCCATCTTTACACTTGTTGAACATCAGGCAGATTTCACCGCCTCTGCCCGCGCCCTACGAAGTCAGGGCTATGGCGAGGCTCGGAAAGAGTTAACAAGCCTAGAAGTTCACTCACCTTCGCTTGTTCAACTACACGATGAGGAAGGCAACATCAAAGAGTCCTCTTGGATTCCAAAAGAGATTGGCGAGTCTGAGTTAGAAGAAGAAGAGCCGCCTTCAATGCTTAGACGAGAAGATGGCAACTGTCTGCTCTATGCAGGCAAGATAAATGCCATCTTTGGCGAGTCTGAGTCAGGCAAGACTTGGATTGCACTTGAAGCCATCAGACAAGAGCTAGAG